CATGTCTATGGTTGGGCTTAATACTTATAACTTTAATGAGTTTGCTGTTAAAGAAAAGCAAAGAAAAAAGATGTATGAGGTGAGGGAGATATTAGATAGGATGAGATCATTGATGATGCAAACTCGTAGTGTAAGTAAGAGGGAAGAGATCCGAGCAGAGTATTTAAAATTAGCGGGTAAAAAAATGATTGAAGTTAGAGAGTGGGTAGCTATGATGCAGGGGTATGAGAAGTTATTTGGTGATACTAAACAGATGGGGTTGGAAAGGAAGCGTGGTGGATATCAATTTAAGGCTAGCCAATGAGGCCTAAGTTTGTTGAGATAGAGTGGGTAGATATACTAGCTACGTCAGGGTGGGAGAAGCCAGAGGAGGTTGATCCTACTAGGTGTTGGTCAGTTGGTTATCTTATTTTTAAAGATGACAAGACTATAAAGATAGCTAACACTCTAGGAGATATGGATGGTAAGAAGGAGTGGGCCGGTATACATGCATTTCCTATTGGATGTGTAAAAAAAATACGCCCCATTTCTGGGGCGCACGGAGTGATTGATAAATTTTTTCCTATCCAAAAACGGCGTAAACGAATAAGCAAGAAGCTGTTACATATAGTGAGTACCAAAGAGCCAGACCAAACAGATGCTTAAGGAACAGCATCAACTCTCCGGTTCCAGTTAGTTAAAGCCTCTGTTCTTAGCGGTGGTACTCTAGGATCAAATACAAATCCTAGTTTACATTTACCACATCCTACCATAAAATCCCCAACAATTCCTGGTGATCCACAGAATGGACAATCCTTTGGGTGTTCATCCATTAGATATATTCTCCCATTAATTTGCGTTGTGTTATAGAATGTATGTCATCGTAGTATCCATCACCATCTAGTCCATTCAACATTACCACCCCTCTCCACCATGTGTACTCGGTGTCCTTGCACCAACTCTCAGAGTACTTGGGGTGTGAGTAGCAACCCGCAGACAATCCGAATATCTTTTGTCCGTCAGGTCTTGTTTGTTCTGCGTGGTTGTATAGGTGCGAGTGTCCTTGGACTGCTGAGCAATGTAGCTTAGTTATCAGGTGGTATCCTGTGTGCGCTGAACTGATAGGTCTCCCTGCTACACCAGATGTAAAGTAATGTGAGAAGACTATACCACCTAATGTTATACAGCTTTTGAATGGTGTAATCTTCCATCCAAATTTTTCATACTGTAAGTCATTAATGCTTATGGTTCCCTCTAGTTCTGGAGAGAAGTTAGTTGCCCTAGTTATTCTGTCTTCATGATTACCAAGGCACATGTGTAATTTAGGTTTATATTGTTTCTCCTTTCTCTTTCTCTTGTTTGCATTTAGTTTCTTTATAGGTTCAAAGAGTTTAACTTGAGCATCTATAGTAGAGGCTACATCCTTTTTGTATCTCCTGCCTTCAAATCCTTTAGTACCTTTATCATAAGAAGATAGGCTTGGCATGTCTGCCATGTCTCCTAGACATAAGACTATATGTGGTTGCTTGTCCACTATCAAGTTTCCTAGAGCTGTGAACCTTTTGTTGTCATAGTCTGGAGATGCGTGAGGGTCTGGTATGATTAGTATGTTTCCTTTTTGTTTCATATCTCCCCTTGTTCTGGCTTATACCAGATAATATAGTCTGTTCCTGATATATATTTTCTGGCTTTCTTGAGAAGTTTAAATGTTTTTATCTCTTTAAATCTTCCTCTTTTCTTTTCTACTATTGTAAACAATCCTTTCTTTGGTGAAAGATATTTTGGCTTGTGGTATTTAAGGTCTGAAGTATCTTCAGGTTCTCGCTCATGTCTGGTCGATATGTCCTCTAACTGATCACTCGTAATGGGTTTGAAAGGTCCGTTCCAATGCTGAAAGATTTCTTGTTCTTCCATTTTTATTCTCCTATATTCCACATACTCCAGTTAAACATTGTTCTTCGCTATTGTCCTCAAAGATAACGCCACGTTTTGATTTAGCTTCTTCATAGTCACACGGTGTGATGGGTTGTCCTCCTCTGCTACCATCTGGATACAGGGTAAGGCCTCTTAATCCATGCGCGTACTTAGATACTATCTTAGCAAAGTCTTTTACCTTATCTTCATTGTTTAGTTCTGATCCCCATGTAGGCAGGTTAAGTGTGCTGCTTATAGCATGGTCTACATATTTCTGGAGATCGTATTGAAATTTTATTCTTCGCTCTGGGTCTCCGGCGAGGTCGATTGCCGATTCGATTTTGTCAGGGCTGACACCTGTTTCTTTAATAATGGATTCTGCTGTGCCGTCAATAACAAACTGATACTTCCATTTTGTTCCATCTGAAAGGTAGCGCCTCCTGTAAGAAGTGGCGTATACAGGTTCAACTCCAGAGGTAGTTCCAGCGATGATCGCAATTGTACCTGTAGGAGCAATTGCTCTATACCCTTTAGGGCGAGACAGGTAAAATCTATCACAGTGTTTGTTTGCACTTCTTTCAGATTCATCTCTATATACCTTCAACCATTTCTTTAACTCCTCGTTAACTTCGTAAGTGTAACCACGTTTAAGTAACCATTCATGCATCCCCATTAGACCTAAGCCAAGCCTTCGGTTCTTCTGTCTTACCTCGTATACTTTTTTGTATGGTAACTCAGCTCGTATGGTTCCGCATACTAGGAACTTGGATGCTATCCTAACTACATCTTTAAAGTCTTCTATGGTTTCTATGTTAGCCATGTTAACAGAACCTAGGTTACATACGTCGCTGTCATCTTCGCTAGTTATTTCTGTGCAGGCGTTACGTAGTGTCTCGTTTTCTTGAGCACCAAAGTTAAAGCTGAATCCAGGTTCACCTGTCATCATTGCTTGCTTGGTATTAGTAATGAATACTTCCGGTATGCTAGATTTTTCTAGCTCCTTTAGGAATGCGTCATCATAGTTCAATGATATGTTCATCATGTCTAGTGGCGCCGGGAAGTTAAAGTTAAGCTTTTTAAGATCAGACATGGTATATTCTTTTTGCCTACCTATCAATATGTCATGCCAGTTCTTTGCTTTTAATAGGTTTCCGGCATCTTCATGTTGCCAGTTAAGGCTTCCATATAAAGCGGATCGCCTTGATCCACCTTGCATTACGTTTCTTCCCACTTCGTTTATAGTATGTAGTAATGGAATCGGGCCCGACGCAACACCTCCCGTTCTTCGCAAGCGCCTTCCACTTGGACGGGCAATGCTTACATCTATTCCAATTCCACCGCCAGTCATCAAGCATGACATCGCTCTCTGTGTCAGGTTTGCCCATTCTTCTCTACTGTCCTCCTCAAGTCTAAGTAGGTAACAATTATTCCAGAAGCTAGCATCCCTACCTGTGTAGTAGATGTATCTTCCTCCCGGCATAAACTTAAAGTCACATATAGTATGTACTAAGTAATCCATGTCTGACTTGTGCATAATAGGATCTTCTCTACCGTCTCTTGATCCACACACATCATTAACTATGGTAAATGCCCTGTTAGGCCACGTCTCATATGGTGTAGAGGCGTACTTAGTCTTAAAGATTTCTTCACCTAAGCTAGTTTTAAACACTGTCATTTAGAATCTCCTATATATTTTTTCCTTAAGTTATTTTCAATGGCATACTTTTTATATTCTTCTAGCGTCATGCCTGCGTGTCTTTCAAATACTTCTGCCCATGTGTGATCGCCCGATGGAGCATACTTATCTTGCATAGGCCAGACCTCTCTAGCCAAGAAGTATATCTTTCTTCGCTGTCCTTCTTCGTGTGCCTCTTTATCAAAATGGTAAGTCATCGCCTGAGTGTACTACGTCCGGTCCTCGTATGTCTGCCATTTCATCTCTTACATTCTTAGACACTTTTTTCTTTTCCTCTGGGGTCCCTATCACTTCCTTGTAGGCATCAGGGCTATTAACCATCTGCAACATTTTTCCTTGTATCTCAGTAACATACTTGTCAAGCCCATCCTTGCCAGTATATTTCCTGTAGTTTATATTCCCTTCAATGTATAGGGTAGTTCCTTTGCCAACGTAACTATCAACTACGTCTGCCTGTTTGCCATAGAATATAATCGTGTGCCAATCAGGTTTAGCATACTCACCCATACCACTCTCTGTTACTAGTCCAACTTGTGCAACCTTGGTTCCGTTGGTTGTCTCTCTTATTGTTGGGTCTTTCCATACTCTACCAAGTATGATTGCTTTATTAATTCCTTTCATCATGGTTCTCCGGCCAATACTTCTTTATGTTTTTCCAAACTTCTAGAGAAGATTCAAAGATAGTCCAGTATCTTTTCCTGTCATCATCAGGCCATTCATGAAACACTACTAGACCAGGGTTAGTACTGCTTATAAATACATTAGCTATTCTTCTTTTATGTTCTCTATGATCTGTTGCGTAAGATGTGTTTAATCCCACATCGTATGCTACCAGTTGGTAAGCCATAGATTCATACTCTAGCTTTTTATGATCGGCATCAAACTCTTTAGTTTTAAAATCTATTACCCATTCTTTAGAACTTAAGTCTATTTTGCCACCGTAGTCTATAGCGTTGAATGATTTCTCTGGTGTCCAGTCTTGCTCTCCACAGTTTATTTGTAACACAGCCCTTACAGATTCAAACATTTCTTTGTGGTCTTGATTATGTGGGGCTTCTCCAGTAGTGAAGGCAACCTCTAACATATTGTGTATTATATTACCACGTTCTGCTGCTTCTTCTGACTCTTTCCTTGAGTGAGCGAGTATTCTTTTAGCATGCTCCTCATTATGTTCGTCAACTTGTTTTGGTATTAGCCTAGAAGATTCAATTGCCTTGTTTACTTTCCATGCTTCAAGACCGGGCTTAGCAAGTATATCTAATACCGATGTAACTGATGGAACCCATCCATATTTTCTTGCATCTCTTAGTGTGGTTGGTCTAAGCCCTCCCTTCTTAGAGGGGGTGAAGTGTTGGGGTTCACCATCTTTATCGTACCAGTGCATTTAATTCTCCTTACGTTTAAAGTCATCTGCTTCGTCTTCGGCATATACCCCATGCTTGTATGCTCCGCATAGTTTGAGAACAACTCGTGCTAATGCACGTTTTTCTGCCATTGCCATAGGGTATTTACTAGAGCCTTTGTTAAGGTTAGCATCTGATGCTTCCCCATATGTTTCGGCGTATAAATCTTTTGAAGTTCCCATAGCCTTTACTACTATAAATGATGGGGTTATTGAAACGGCCTCATAAGTAACTTTAATATTATTATTGTATTGTATTTTCTCTATGCCGGTCCTAGTTATAATAGCGATCTGCTTTCCGCCAAGTGGTAGTTTGAATATATCCTCATCAACATTAAGATCATTGACCTTCACCAACTCGTTTAGAAAGTCACGCTTGGTTTGTGCCATCCTGATTTCTCCTCTTTAGATTTTTGTTCAAGGTATTCAAAGAAGTCGTACTGAAATTTTTGCTTGTTTAATTTGTCAAGCCATGCATTGTATTCTTCCTTGTATAGTTCTTCCTGTTCTTCCAGTAATCCCCATTGCTGTACTGTTTGTTCAAATTCCATTTGACTATCGTCTGGCTCATCTATCCAAGGGGGAGTGGGCGTATCCATAGTCTGCTCCTATGCTTTCAACTCTTTCCATGTATTCTGCAAACTCTTGTACGGTTAGAGAGGATGTTTGTTTAGGTATAAGATGTTCTTCTCCCGATAAGGATTTAATATTCTCCCACCCTAAGATTTCTATTGACATCATCTTATGCAGTTCATCTGCTGTGTGTCCAGTATGTGATGCGAACCCTCTTAGGATTGCCCAGTATCTATTGTTCTGATCTACTGATCGTTTACTCTTGTGCTCCCTTATAACCACCTCTGTAAGCAGGGTGGAGGTGGTGGAGTTGCTATTTGAGATAGACATTATTTTTTCTATGCACCTCTCTGCAATCTCATCGCTTCGTAGTACATAAGTCATAGCTTGCATGATATTATACCATCCTTAAATGCTTTGTCAATTGTTTGTAAGCACCAGCGCATTTGATCTTCCTTGCTGATGGTTCCGTCATGGCATTCTGCATGGTGTACATAGCAGACAGGCAATGTAAAATAGTCTGGGCATTTCTTACCCATGCCGGAGCCAAGAGCTAACACCCTAAGATGGTGTGCTTGGCTTTCGTTAGCGCAGATGATGCACGGCAGTTCAGAAACCCATTTTAAATATGATACTGATTTCATGCTCTCTTTAATGCCTTTATTAATTCGTGTTCCCATTCATTTGTGATAGATAGTATCTCATTGAAGTATATTCTTTTTATAGAGTGGCTAAATATGTAGAGTGATATGCCTAAGTATCTAGCTCTTGAGCTATCGCTAGATGATCTCCTACCTATACCATTACACACCTTGCAATTAAGAAGTGTATCTTTTATCTTTAGAGTTCCTCTGCCTTTACATCTGGGACATATGCCTGGAGACACTGACTCCTCTAAGGCCATGTTCGCCAGGAGAAGCATGGTTCTCTTATTTATCCAGTCTATTTTAAATTTACCCCTTGGGCCAACTCTCTTTTTATGGCTGTTTGTTTTATTCCAGCTTCTTGTAAGCGCCCTGGCATACAGCACTGCTAACAGAGGCTGTCTCCACCTATCTTCCATTGCATATTTTAAGCGCCCGTACATAGAGGCTTCCTTACTTACTGATGCCAATGCAATAGCTATATTTTCCCAAGGAACCAGAGACATGTCAGCCCATATAGATGGGGATTTTGCCGTTAAGGATTTAAGCGACTCTAAGGCGGCCATTCTTAAATATATCGTTGAAGATTTCTTTAGTTGGTTTTCTTTTATTCATACTATCTTTCGCCATTTGTATTCCTATGATGTGTAATCTAAATGTTTCACAAGCTGTTTCGTTTTGATAGCACTCAAAATATAAGTGACACCCTTCGCAAGGTGGCTTCTCAAGTTTAACAGCCCTCATTAAATCAAACAGTTCTTTGTCTTTCATCTTCTTCCCTTAATGCTTCTTTGAAATCTATTGCTCTAAATATTATTAGTGTATCGTTATAGGGACTGCCACTTTCTTTTAAAAATACAACAGGTGTTTTGTTATCCCTCGAACTAGCAATAGCCTGTGACATGGCATCTTTAATCCAGTGTGGAATTGTTTTCCTATACTTACATTCTATAGATAGTACATCAGAAGTAACATCAGGACTGTCCCCTCTGGATCTACCGCTTACAGGAACTCTGGCTGATTCATCTCCTATCTCTGTAAGAAAGGAGGCAACCCAACGTTCAAACTTTTTCCATGTTTTATCCATCTGTGTACCCCGGTGGGATTTCATTTACTGCGTCTCTTGTTTCATGATATGTTCCTAGTAACCAATTGTATGTTAGCTCTCCTACTCCTATCCTTCCATCCTGTCTGAACCTAACCTTTTGCACATGAACCTCAACCAAACATCCATCATCAATAGATAAGTCTCTCCATATAGTAATACAATTATCAGCTTTGTCTCTCCATCTGGCAGAGCCACTGATATCATACGGTGTTGGCACTGGTATCTTTCCATTCTTATCCCTGTATAGTTTAGCGGGGTGTGCTATGATCCATATGTGTATGCCATATTTCCTAGCAAACTGTCGTATTCTTTTTAAGGCTACAGATATATATTCTGTTTCAGTTTGGTTGTTACTCCTCATGTGTTCTAGCTCATTCCATGGATCAATTATTAAACCCCTGATACCCTTTGTAAGCACCAGCCGTTTCGCAGCACTTAAAATAATATCCACTGACCATTCCTTGTCATCGCTTGGAAGTATCCATGTGAAGTGTTTGGCTAGCCATTCTTTACCATCGTCTAGTTCTTCCCTTGTCATCCTACCTGTAACGCCATCAGTGAATGGGGCTTTGATATATTTTTCTAGCACCCTCGCCATATGATCCTCAAGCGGTTGATTCTCTGGAGAAAATATAGCGAAATTCCATCCGTGTTCTCTGGCTATGTTAACCATTACTGCATCCATCCAATTAGATTTTCCACTACTGGGAATGCCAGTGATAACACTTAATGATCCGGGTCTTATTAAATAGTTTTTATCTAATGACCTCCATCCAGTTGATACACCTTTTTCTATACCGTGTTCATATAATTGATTTATTGATGCGGTTAAGTCTTCTGCATTGTAGGTTCCCTCAATTGGGTATGGAGTGGCATGCTGTATACACTCAGACAGCGCTGTCTTACCATACTTAACTAACACATCATTGGAATCCTTACATCCTTCTGGAAAAGATACCTTGAAACATCTATCCCTTCCCAATCTTCTGGACAGTTCTTCCTCTAGTTTATTTCCCGGCTCGTCATTATCAACAGCCATCACAAACTTTTTTACTGTATCTAATTTTCCTATGTGTAGAGCTGAGTCATTTAAGTAATCAAACTTCGATGAGTAATCTACACTATTGGTAGGTGGGGCTCCGTCCGGCACGCTTACGCATGATCTTATACCCGCTTCCCATAGTGATAACTTATCTATCTCACCCTCTACTATAATAACCTGTTCAGTTTCACCACCAATTATATCATCTATGCCATATAAATATCTTTGTGCGCCCGCTTCCAATCGGAAGTTCTTATGTCCATCTCTATACTTAACGTTTATTAGTTCACCATCTTTGAAGTATGGAAATGCTATGCTCTGAGACATGTCCTCTAACTGTGGCATGTATACTTTCTTACTACCAATTTTATTTTCAATTAAAGTCTGCTCGCTTATACACCTATCTCCAAACCATTTAAGCATTTCAGGCTTCAGGTCTGTTGAAGGTAATGATTCTGGTTTAGTGTATCTTGGCTTCCTCCAGTGTAAGGCTGAATCTGCAGAGCTGTGCTTACCGTTAGCCAAGTTACCAGACCAACCACAGTGATGGCATAGCCATACACCTTCCTCTACATTTACAGAAAGGCATGGTGCTTTCTTCTTTCGACGATGAGAGGAGCACTCAGGACATGGAACATTTACCTGACCAGATTTTCTGGATGGTATTTTTATTCCAAAGTCATCAAAGGTTTTCACTTGGTTTCTCCGTAACTCATTTGTTTCTCCTCTATTAATTCTTTAACTCTAGATTTTGCACCTCGTAACTCTCTATATGCAATCAGTAATGATATAGCACTACTAACATCTTCCCAATCCATAGCAACAATGGTCGCTTCATTACCAGACTTCTGAATAAGAGCAACACCATGTTCCATGTCGTCATTGTTTACCCATGCAACATCTATACTCATTATAATATTCTCCTTAATATAAATATATTATTTGTTAATAACTAATAATATATTATTAAGTGTACCAGTATAGCACACTTTTACATATTTGTCAAGGGCTAGAAATCCGCATAAGGCCGGTGTTTAGTAGCGTCCAGGATAGCTGCACGCTTAACAGAATTGAATCCTCTCCTCGACATTCTAGAACAATCACACATTATAGCGTAGTCTATGTCGTCCATTGTTACACTGTTACGCGTAACAGAAATAGAGATAGTAATTTTATTATCCTCATCGGTCATCTCTTCTTTTGATTTCCATATCTCTGTCTGTTCTAGTATTGGTAAGCTCATTAGAAATCTCCCTCTTTGATTTCTGCCTCTCGTTTTTCCTTGACTTCCTATGTGACCCACCCTTACGAAGGATAGGGTAATTATATCTAGGCTTTATTTTTTCAGACATAATTTTTTAATTCACCTACTATTGCACTGGTTGGTATATCAGAGCCAACAATTTTACCCGCCAGTTCATAGTACTTCTCTCTATTTGTTTTGTCTATAAATCTTCCTACATACAGCCGTCTTATCAGCCCCTCATTTGGGCCACCATTGCCATAGATGCTTGGCCTAAATAATTCTATAGCAATATGATAGAGGCTTGTTGGCTGTCCTCTAAATGTAGCATACATAGTATTTAGTTGTACCTGTAAATCTGTTTCAAGTCTAGCCTTTGCTATCTCTCTATAGTGTTTCTCATTTAACTGCTCCTTGAGTGGCTTATCTTCTGCTGTCTTAGTTTTACCACGCTCTCTTTTTATTAGTGAAGGTTCTTCTTCTACACTACCATCTTTATACAATGTAATGTCATTAGTTCCTAACCACTCCCATACAGAAAGAACAGGATTGCTATGATTGTTGCGTGCATTTTGTTCTGGGGTATAAATTAAATACATTTTTTTACTATGCTCATATAGATGTACTGAATCTGGAAGCCACCTTAAGAATGATCCCATATTATATTTGTTCTTTGCTAGGTCTTTAAGCATAGTTTTCTTTAGTATTATAGTTCCATCTTCATGATACTCTACATCTACCTGATGCTTTCCTATATACTTACCATCGCTATCCTTACCTCCATCATGTATATCCCTGCCAAAAGAATAGACACCATCTTTTTCTCTTAGATCAAAACCATGTGACATCCTAGCAACATTACAGTCAGCGACGAAATGATCCTTCACTTCTTTATAGCCTTGAAACTCGCTATAATATACGTCGTGGTATGACATAGTATCTCCTTCTAAATTATAGTTACGATGTAGTTTTCCAAACTCTTTATGTTCATTGTGTCCAACAGTATCACTCATGTCTATCCATAAAGTTCTGAAAACTTCACGGCTGTCATCACAGCAATGACTTAAGCGCATCCTAACATCTGGGCTATTAACTTTTAATACATCTCTCTTGCTTGGAATCCACGTGTTGTCAGCAAGCAATACTGTTGTTGATTCTCCACCTTTACCGTTTACTTTTCTTAAGCATGTTCTTGCAAAAGGATATTCGTTAAAGTAATACGTGCAATCTTCCCTTACATCTTTAACCAATCTTCCCCACTGTCTATGTATCATTAGCCTCTACCTCTATTACATCTCCAAAGGTACAGTCATCTTTATAATACTCTGGATTAGAATTAAATGCAACCCATATCACTGGATAATCTGGTGGGTACTGAGGAAAAGATCCATACATATCAGTGAGATATATTAAAACAGTTGGCTCAATACTATTATCTTCTACCCACTCAAACGCAGGCTCGAAGGCTGTGCCCCCGCCACCACCTATCTCTAGTTGAACTGGCAGTTCATCCTGAGTATATGTCTGAACGTTTGCTACATCTGCATCAACATACACAATGATTGTTTCATCTACATCACAGTCCTCTGATATCTTAGAAATCTCACCACCAAATTGATTTATCATTTTAGGATAGCCCATTATAGAACCGCTTGTATCTACTGCTACCACTACAGTTCTTAACCCTTCCTTCTTGCGTAGGGATGGAAGATAAATTCCAGATGATATAAATTTTTTCATTGGATATTTCCAATCGTACTCCTCTGTTATATAATCCGTAGCATATTTATACAGTTCCTCCTCCCATTGCACCTTTGGGTTAAGGAAATCTGAAATGTAATCTTCAAATGCTCCAGGCACCGTGCCTCTTAGCTTGCACATCTCTGCGGCACTTACTAACTTCTGCTTCCACTCGCTTTCTAACTCACCCTTCTGAGATGGTGACTCAACAGCATCATCGAAGGTTCCGCAACCACCTACATCCCTCATCTCCTCTCCATCCTCGCCGATTACCCAGCCCTGTGAAAATTTGATAGGGTGAAATTTACCACGACTCCAGTATCCTTCTTCTTCTAGTATCATATTATAAATAGTATCTGCTGTAAAATTTCTATACCTGTTATCAAACAGCGCATCGTCAGGAAGTTCAACCTTTGCATCTATCAGTACTGGGTTGATGGCTAAATCCCCCGCAATATTCCATATGACATGGTTGCGAGCACCTCTCCTAGTAAGATGCATGAAAGCCGGATGACATACCTCATGCAATAGAACTCCCATTGTTATAGCAGTCGAAAGGCTCTCGGCATACTCTCTGTTGTAGTATATTTTTCTACCATCAGTGCCGAAGGTTGACACCTTTTCATCGCCTTCCTCTATCGACATAGGGCACATCAACGACCCAAAGAATGGTTGGTCTAACAACGCATGAGCTTTTGCTACCTCTATCTTACGCTCTAGTTCCATAAATTTTCTCCATCTTTTTGATAATGGATTCGCCCGCTTCTACTACCTCTTTCCTTTTTGACTCGCTATTACGCAACCCAATAGCGGTAGTTGATAGCAGTTCCTTGATGATTTCTTGCCTAATTTCCTCTAGATTTTCATCGTCATTAAGGTTCAAATCAGGTAAGATGTCCACCAATCTCTTCATTTTTTCGGTTAAAGTCTGGTGAATCTTTGGTTTCTCGTTGGATAAAACACTATTCATATGGGCTACAGCATCATAAACCCTGTCATATACTGCCATATTAGTACGCTGTAACTCAGCACGCATGCTCTCTGCTACCTCCTCTCGTATCCTCTGAGCCTCCTCATCTCCAACTGCTACCCTTAAATCTAGGTTATGTGAGTCTGGAACAGGCCTAATGTGGTGTTCCATCCTTACTTTATTGAGGAATCTATCGGATGAAGGGTAATCTGACCTACGAAACAGGCCACCTGTCTGTCGTAGCCTATCTTTAGCCTCATCTATCATGGATTCGTACTCTATACCAATAAAATTCTTCTCTTTTTCAAAGTCACTCTTGAATTTTCTGTACTGTGATGACCATTCAAGGTATCTTTTGTTAGGCATTAGCCTAAATTCTACTCGCCCTGTAACCCACGGCAATGTTAGTTCTTCAAATACCTTAGTAGCATTGCGCTTAACTGCCTGTAAATTATTAAGATACCTAGCATTTATAATTATCTTATTAAAATTACCGCACTCAAGCCTACTATCTATGCCGTACTCTTGTGCTACCTTGTTAGACACGTCCTTGTCTATCTTCCTACCACTAGGTATTCCGATATCAAGGGATGCAAGCATACACTTCTCATTCAAACTCATAAGATTTCTCCTTAGTCTCTAAACCCGACCTCATCATTAAAGTCAACACCGTAACGCCCACCTAATTCTGGATCAATACCGTAATTGGTTATCTCCCAATCATTATCTTCATCAGTGTGAGCAGTATACCTAGCATCCATATTTAAATCTTCACCAGTCTCACGCAACTTAATAGCTTTCTTACAGTCATCAACAGTATGTATTGAGGAGTAATGCGAGCCTTTCTCTGGCATACTATGATGCAGAAAGAATTGGGATGCCCTGATCAATAGAGTACACCTCCACGGAACTCCGTCATCATCTTCTGTCTCTGGCCTACATGGAATAAGTTCAGCTCTATTCAAGAGATGATCTCCCAACACATACATTATATCATAGTATATAGATTTAACACCAACTTTAAGAGTCATAATATTTATCCTAAAAGTATGTCTTCATTGTCCATAGCCCATTGACCAAAGGCTTTGCAGTCCATTACTTCTGGGTTCATACCCTTAACAGTGAGGATACTGAACTCACCTGGCAACCTTCCAATGTACTTGGCTATATTCTCAAAGTTCTTGGAAGTTGCATGGCCTCCAAGCGAACAGGCAATAGCATACTTTGCGCTCGGATTCTCTGGAACCATAGCCTTCATAGGATTGTTGATGCAATCATCAGGGTCAGGCACCTCGACCGCTATGTCCTCGTGTGCTATGAATTGTACAGCCGCGCCCTCCCCCACCAGTGAGGAGTAAAGAGCGTGTCTGAGAGCCTTAGAGGGGCTCTGCTTGCGGATATGACTCAGCCTCTCCCAACTTCTAGGAGTAGGCCATGCCCACTCGTCACTACCCTTCTCTGGGCGTTGATGAGCCAGTTTACCACCATGTAAATGAAGGAATGATATGACTATGGGATCGACTTGTTTCTTTATGAAGTGATCCTTCAAGTCATCTATGTCCATGACTGCTTCAAAGTGCATGAACCTATCCTGTTGAGCAGAGGATAGCCCTCTATTCACACCGCCATGTTGTTTTCTATTACCTAACGCTATAATAATCCAGCCATCAGGCAAATGATAGCCACCTAAACGCCTCTCTAATATAAGTTGCTGACCTCCCATCATGGTGTCTTGCTTGGCATCTAAATACTCATCCCAAATAAGAACACCCTTCTCTCCATCACGCTCTACTTGTGGGAGTATGTCAGGCACAGCCCAGAAAGAAAGACCACCTTCCATATATGGAACGCCCTTAAGATCACTGGGGTCTAGTTGAGAAAATCTAACATCAATCTTGCCACCATACTCATCAGCAAAGACATTAGTTTTCTCCGTCTTACCTATACCAGACTCACCAGTAACTAAGACAGGTTCTTTCTTTTCAACGGCATACTTATATATTTCAGACAGTTCAGCAACTCGAACTTGTACTGGCATATACATTACCTCTCTGATTGTGTCACTGTGGGTGGGAGGGAGTGTAGCACAAGGGAGGACACATATACAACCTTGTTATCCCGCTCTGCCACTGACAGAGGAACAGAATTGTCCTCATCACTGGCTCGATAGACAATGGCATCCCTATTGTCTATTACTTCTAACTTCTTGATGGCATCCTTAAGCATGGGAACATCCCATCTTTACCGCTTCCCAATCCGTATCTGGAGCGGGCACAGTAACTCTTTCGCCCTTCATACGCGCCATATGTTGTGGTGTTCTAAGGATGTGTTGCTTACGGAATTTGCGATCACTCTTTCTGAGTGCTCGATCTTCCACTCTCATTGCCTCTTTCCACTGGTCCATACTCATCGTACCACCATTGGCCTTGAGGACTTTCTCCAAACTATCTAAGTGTGACATTACTGTCTCCCAGTCGATAGTGTATTTACCGCCCCCAATATACGCAACTTGGCGACGACCCCTTCATTCCCATCACGCGGGAAATGAATACAAAATCTGTAATGAGTTGGCGGTAGATCATCACAACCTTCCGTCATAAACTCCTCGTATATCTTTATAACCCTAACCCATCCTATGTGATCACCATTTCTACCATCAAAACCTATGTCTGGCCTCTCACCCCTCTCCAGAAATAGCTTTTCAAGGTAGTCATATGTCTCACCATAGTCCTCTGTTGGAAAGTGTGGCTCCGAAGACGTTTGCCAAAAACTAACCACCTTATCACGCAAAGGCTTACCATCTTGGTCATCTAAGAATGCAAACCTCACATCTTTTAAGTTAGCAAGTAAATATACTAGAGCAACCCCATTAAATCGAGCCCTTAGAGACAAATGACCTTGATGCAACATAGATTGCCAAAAAGAACGCTCAAATCGCATCACTTCCAATGGCAACCCATGCTTATCTATTCGAGTAGAACTACAATCAATCCACTCAGCCTCTGACATCGCACCATTTGGACAGATCACAACGTCAGCAAACCTATCATAAGACATGATTGTTCCTATCCCACTCTAACTCTAGCATCTCTTGCGATGCCTCATCTACTGCTACTTGCAAGTCAACGAACTGTCTTGGAGTAAACCTCATCTCCTCAACCTCATTCTCACTTACAATCTTAATAACACTGACGCTCGCAAAGCCGTCATCATCCAGAAGGACACCCGCTTCTACACATCTTTCCATTAGAAGTCTCCTTTTGCCACTTGAAATACCCTTAAGCCATGCTTTCGCCACATATCCACCACTTTCTGGCGGTCATCAAACACCATCGTAGGGTTAAACTCATAGTAATCATTACGCATAGCCACAAGAAATTCTTCCTTCACCTCAGAGTCAGACCTATACTTATCCTCATTCTTGCGTAGAAAGATACCGCAATAACGAACACCAGCCTTACGCAACTGAGTCTTGGTAAGTTCCAAATCTTCTTCCAGCCTACCGCTTGCAATGATTATTCGATGACCAACCTCATCCAAAGCGCGAGCGACAGCACACACATCTTCATTCGGCTTATCCCTTATCATATGCTCACGGAAAGCAACCCAATCTTTTGGGTTACCCTCCACAAAATGACGCCTATGATCCACATTCATAAGCGTACCATCTACATCAAAAACAATATCAGCCATGTATTACCCCCCAGGAGTGTAGGTTACACCCCTAATTTTAGCAGGATCACAGCCA